AAAAATGCAAAATTTGTAGTAAACATAAATAGAATGACCAATGTAAATATAAATCTAGAAAAAATTTATAAAAATAAATTTAATAATAATAATATTATTATTTATCCACATGCATATTATTCAGAAGGAGATGGGGGGGTCAATGTTTTGTATTACTTAGCAAAAAAACTGGAGGAAAGTGGTAAAAATGTTAGAATATATCCAACATTTGGTATGATTCCAAGTCCGCATTTTAATAAATATTACAACAATGATTTTGATATCACAGACTGTATTGTGATATATTGCGAAGGCACAATTGGAAACCCATTATGCGCAAGATATTCTATTCGTTGGATGTTGAGTGAATTGGGACAGAATGTGCCCCATCATTATATGAATTCATGGAATCAAAATGAGCTTGTATATTATTTTAATACTGAAAACAAAATTGAGTCGGCTCCAGAATTACAAGGAACCATTTATAAAATATTGCCATTATTAATAATACCTCCAATTTTTAAAAATATGAATATTGTAAGAATCAAAAACAGTTGTTGTTTTTCAATTCGAAAAGGAGCTCATATGAGAAAAAAGCTAATACAAGCTCATCCACAAAACTCATTTGAAATCACAAGACGCCATAATCATAATAATTTGTTTGAAATATTTAATAAATTTGAATGCTTTGTATCTTATGACCCTTTGACATTTTTAAATATTATGGCTGTGCTATGTGGATGTATATCAATTGTTGTTCCAATGCCGAGTATGAATAAAACTGAATGGTTAAAAACTACTGCTGGATACAGATATTTATCAAGCAAAAACATCGAATTTTATTATGGAATTGCATATGGACAAGAAGAGATAGAATGGGCAAAAACAACCATCCACTTGGCAAAACAACAATGGGATGATATAATCACTTACAATAATAAATTTTATGAGTCATTTATAGAAGACCTGAATCATTTGGAAGACGGAACTCTTCAAAATACGGTTGAAAATAATTACTTGAAATAAATATAAACAAATATATATAATATAATATAGAAGAAATATGAAAAAAATTTGGTATGCTCCTAATAAAAAAGAGGCATATGGTGATGCCGAAATTCAAGCAGTTGTAGATTGTTTAAATGATGGTTGGTTAGCCGGATTTGGCCCAAGAACCGTGAAATTTGAGGAAGATATTGCCAAAACATTTGGAAAGAAATACGGGTTGTTTGTCAATAGTGGGTCTTCCGCAATTTTGCTAGGATTATGTGCATTGAATTTAAACCCTGGCGATGAGGTGATTACACCCGCATGCACATTTTCGACAACTCTTGCACCAATTATTCAGTGTGGTTTGAAACCTGTTTTTTGCGATGTTCAAATAGGAACGTATGTTCCGTCAGTAGACCAAGTGTGCGAACAAATTACTGAGAAAACCAAATTGATATTGTTGCCAAATTTAGTAGGTTCGAAACCGGATTGGACGGAACTCAGGAAGCGCACCAATATTCCGCTGTTCGAAGATTCGGCAGATACAGTGACTTGTACACCAGAAACTGACATTTCAATTACTAGTTTTTATGCAAGTCATTTGATAACCGCAGGTGGTTCGGGTGGAATGGTGATGTTCAATGATGAAAAGCAGTTGAAGCGGGCAATCATGTTTCGCGACTGGGGGCGAATCGGCGACAATTCGGAGGATGTGAGCACCCGATTTGAATTCAGTATTGACGGCATTCCATATGATTATAAGTTCTTATATGGGGCGATTGGTTATAATATGAAATCGTCCGAGATGAATGCTGCATTTGGTTTGGTTCAACTAGCGCGCATTGACGAAATAAAGACCAAACGAAGAACCGTGTTTCAACGATATTTTGAGCGATTACAGAATGTGAAGGAATTGACTCTGCCAATTGTGAATGGTACAGACGATTGGTTGGCGATTCCGTTTTTAACCAAGGACCGTATTAAATTGCTGACGTATTTGGAAGAGAACAATATTCAAACACGCGTATGTTTTGCAGGCAATATAACAAGACACCCAGTGTATAGACAATATTTACAGGAGTTTCCAAATTCGGACAGAGTAATGGCGGAGGGTTTTTTACTGGGTGCACATCATGGAATGGTGGTCGAAGATGTGGATTATATTTGCGATAAGATTATCGAGTTTTTTGATAAGATTATCGAGTTTTTTGATAAGATTAATTAGTTTTTTGATAAGATTAATTATAGATTAAAACAAAATAGATATTATATACATAATAATATAACAAAATATATTATTATATGATTAAAATTGCAATAATTGGAACTGGTCAAATTGGATATGATTTATTACATAAAATATTACGCTTAGATTTTGTAACCATAGTTGCCTTTGTCGGTAGGAGAAGTCCAACTAAAAAAATACCAGATGGTGTAAAATACAGTGATGAAAGTATATCATTTTTTATAAATAATCCAAGATGTTGCGACATTGTATTTGATTGTACTGATGCATTTTCGGCAAAAAAGAACGCAAATGTTTTTCTAGAACAAGGAATCCAGGTTATTGATTTAACCCCTTCAAATGTTGGTGATTTTTATATTCCAAATATTACAGAAATTAATACGAAAAATATTAATATGATTACTTGTGGTGGTCAAATATCAATACCTATAATAAATTATTTTAAGGAAAAACTTAATAATATAACATATGTAGAGGTAGTAACACAGATTAACTCCGAAAGTGCAGGTATTGCGACTCGTATAAATATAGACAAATATATAGAAACTACTGAGTTGGCTATTTACAAAATAACAAATATATGTAATAGTAAGGTAATATTAAATATTAATCCACATACAAATATAATGCAAACAACAATTTTTATAAAGTCATCAAATGACTTTACCAACTTTGACGATTTTTTCAACTATGTTAACAAAATTAAAGAATATGCGCAAAATTATACAGTTTCAAAACCAGAAAAAATAAATCCAAATGTATTAATGATTAATATTAATATGATTAGTTCTAGTAATATCATAGTGAGTAGTGCTGGAAATCTCGAAATTATAAACTGTGTTGCTATACATGCGCTTAGAAAAATACACAAACAAATGTATGTTTTTTAGAAAATAACATAAAAAATAATGGAGAATAAATATAATAAATGAAAGTTAGTGATATTATATGCAATTTTTTACTTGAACAAAAAATATCAATTGTGTTTGGTATCATTGGTTCAGCAAATTCTCATATATATGATTCATTTAATAATAAAAATATACGAATTATAAATGTTCATAATGAGCAATCCGCAATAATTGCGGCAGGTGCATATTATAAAACAACCGGAAATATGGCATGTGCGCTTGTTACTGCTGGCGGAGGCGTTACCAATGCAGTTACTGGTATTGTTAGTTTATGGGCGGATTCAACACCAACAATTGTATTATGCGGTCAGGAATCATCTTTTTATATTTCCGAGCACGCTAACCGTAGAATGTATGGAACACAAGGATTAGATATCGCGCATATGGTTTCAAAAACAACAAAATATTCAAAAACAATATTGGAACCAAATATAATACAAGATGAGTTGGAAAATGCATATTCTATCGCATTAAATGGAAGAAAAGGACCGGTATTATTAGATATTCCATTTGATATTCAAACTAAAAATATTGAATTTCGTCCTTGGAATCAGTATGTACCAGAAATTATAAATAATGGGATATCTAATATTAAAGATTTAATAATGAATTCTGTGCAACCAGTTATAATAGCCGGGAATGGCATTAAATTATCAAAATCCGTAGATAGTTTTAAAAATATTATAAATAACATTCAAGTTCCTGTTTTATTAACCTGGTCGGGTATTGATATTTTACCCGATGACCATCCATTGTATTTTGGGAGACCCGGAATATATGGTCAACGTGCTGCCAATTTTATTTTACAAAAAAGTGATTTGGTACTGGTTTTGGGAAGTCGAATGGCACTTCCACAAACCGGATACGATTTTAAAGAATTGGCTCGTGGGGCAAAAATTGTAATGGTTGATGTAGATACAACCGAATTTAAAGAGTTTGCAACACTATGCATTAATACAGATTGTGGCGAATTTATTAAACAAATACAAGATATAAATTATAAAAATACAGATTGGATAAATGAATGTGTAGAAATATCAAAAAAATTCCCATTTATAGAAGAAGCACATATTGATAATATTTTTCCAAATTCATATAGAATTATTGATAAACTTTCTGATTTTTTAAAACCAACGCAAATAATAGTGACGGATATGGGCACCGCATTGCTATCCGGACATCAGGCAATACGATTACAAAACGGACACACAATGTTTTCTTCATATGGATTAGGAGAGATGGGATATGGTCTTCCAGCTGCACTTGGTGCAGCAATATCGTCCCCTGAGCGAGAAGTGTTATGTTTGAACTGTGATGGAAGTATGATGATGAACTTACAAGAACTACAAACTATTATACAACATAGATTAAAAGTCAAAATTGTTATATTTAATAATGACGGTTATTTAATGATTAAACATACACAAAAAATGTTATTTAAAGGTAAATATAATGCGGTCGATTCCCAAACAGGAGTAGTTTTACCTGACTATATGAAAATTGCGGATGCATTTGGTTATGAAAAATATCAGATAAAATCGTGGGATGATTTTTATGAATATTATCCAAGGTTTATGGATTTTGATGGACCATCAATATGTGAAATATTCATGGATCCCAATCAGGATTTTATACCAAAAGTGAAAGGCGTTCTTAATAATGATAACACAATTTTTGCACCACCAATTGAGGAAATGTCTCCATTGTTAAAAATGGATATCATTGAAAATGTTATGAAAGACAATATATCATTGAAATCCAGAATTATAAATAGAGTGTAAAAATACATAAATAATATAAATAATATTATTTATAATGGAAAATAAAGTTGTTTTACATAAAGGTGTATATTGGCCAAAAAAAGATGGAGCGGAAGAAATTACTCCGACATATGCTCATCCAACAAGCACGTGTTTTTTATTGATGAATACATTCAAAGATGTGCCTAAAAATATATCATCTTTTGTCAATAAAAAAGATGTAATTATTCAAGCCGGTGGAAACGCTGGATATTATGTAATGCAGTATGCACAAATATTCAATCGTGTATACACATTTGAACCAGATCCAATTAACTTTTTTTGTTTAAATATGAATGTTCGTTCCGAGAATGTTTATAAATTCCAGGGTTGTTTGGGTCAAGTCAATGAATGCGTAAATTTATTCAATACGAATGAAACATTGGGACATGGCGGTTCCCATGTAAATGGAAAAGGACATACACCAACATTTACGATTGATAATCTTAATTTGGAAACATGTGATTTAATTCATTTAGATATTGAGGGTTATGAAAAATTTGCTTTACTTGGTGGTATAAATACAATTAAAAGATGTAAACCAGTTATTGTTGTAGAAAATTTTGGACCTTGGTTACAAAGATATAACACGAATATAGAAGAAATTGAAAAAATTTTGTCAGATGAGATGTATGTACATGTTGGCGTTGTTCAAGGTGACCGTGTATATAAACATAGTTCTCTCATATAATTTATATATTTACATAATACGTATAAATTATATATTGTTTGCAATCTGTTTTGCGGTAATATAGATAAAATCCTCTTGTCCTGCAACCAATTTTTGAGTTCCCAAATTATTTGTTAGTTCAATATATGATATTTTATATTGTTCGGCTGCGTTAATAATGTGTTTTTCAAATCCAGACATTATTTTGTATTTTGATGTTAAAATATTAATCGGTTTGCAAATTGGTATGGGTACCTTAAATCTATCACATTGTTCTAATATTTTTGTTTTATTTAAAAGAGGACACTCATATAGATGCGCCATTATTTCAAGGGGTGTATTTCCAGCACCAGCTCCAAATCCACGAATTGTAACATCAATAATAGATGCTCCTGCTTCAATTGCTGCTATTGAATTTGCTACTGCTAATTGTAAATTATTGTGCGCGTGAAATCCAATTGGTATTTTTAATTCCACTAATTTTGAAACTCTCTCTCGAACATCTGACGGTAGATATGAACCAGTAGAATCCATTATTATAATAGCATTTGCTCCATATGATTTCATTTTGAATGCTTCTTCAAATAGGGTTTCCACAGAACACATTGCCGTCATCATAAGAACTCCGTATACGGTTTTATTTAAAGATGATAAATACTCAATATGGGTTTTTGTTAATGATGCTTCAGTGCAGTGACTTGCAATTCGAAATATATCAACTCCTAACGTAATTGCTGGATCAATGTTTTTTTTAATGGTTGCAAACCCTGGTATTATATGAACTGAAAGTTTTGTTCTTTTAAGATGTGTTTTTGCAATTTGTATCATTTCCAAATCTGATAATAATGATTCTCCAATCAATGTTGATGATGCACCAAGACCGTTTCCGTGCCCCACCTCAATTACTTCTATGCCAGCATCTTCTGCAAAAATACAATAATCCTCTATCATTTCCCGTGTTAGTTGATGCGAAATAGCATGCGAACCATCTCTCAAAGTTAAGTCATGAAACATTTTTGTAGATAATATGTAAAAATATTTTCATATTATTTTACATAAACACACATTTGCGTAATGCTCAATATTATAAATTCCAAATATAAAATATAAAAATGTGCGGAATTTTCGGAATTGTCTCTGCAACTCCGGAAAACATTCATGAAAAAATCATCAACGGGCTTATCCAATTGCAAAATCGCGGATACGATTCATCTGGTTTATGCGTGTTAAACAACAATCATTTAGAGGTTCATAAATACGCTTCCACGGTGAGAGAAAGTTCTCTGCAGAAGTTGCAACAAGTGTGTGTAAATATGGGATTAAATACTTTGGGTATTGGTCATAATCGCTGGGCCACTCACGGTGTCAAAAACGACACCAATGCACATCCGCACGTTTCCAACAACAAACAGTTTGCTGTTGTCCACAATGGAATCATAGAGAACTATGTGGAACTGAAACAAGATTTGATTAATAATGGATTCACTTTTTTCTCTCAGACCGACACCGAAATTATTGTGAATTTGATTTCTTTTTTTTACGATAAACTTGGCGGCAATACGCAGAAATCCATTGAGGCAACTGTTGCCAAACTTCAGGGGACTTACGGTATTATTGTGATGGATGCAAAAAGCCCCAATAAACTTTTTTGTGTAAGGAATGGGTCGCCTCTTTTGGTCGGTAAAAGCGACGACTGCATCATTATCACATCCGAACAAAGTGGTTTCTGCAATTTGGTTTCCAATTACATCACTTTACACAATGATGATATTTGTGTCATTGAGAGAACGGATGCACTTCTTCTTGTCAAAACCTCTGGAACATATACTGGTAAAAAAGTGTTAACCACCGTGGATGATTTGTCGCCGCATCCATTTGCGCATTGGACTTTGAAAGAAATCTGGTACCAACCTACCGTGGTTTTAAATGCCATTAACAATGGAGGGCGAATTGACGGACCCTGCAGGGTCAAATTAGGCGGACTTGACCAACATATTAATATTCTTAAAGACGTTTGCAATATCATCATTTTGGGCTGCGGGACCTCGTATTTTGCCGGTCTCTACGGGATGCATTTTTTCAAACGATTATGTAACTTGAATACTGTCCAAGTATTTGACGGCGCCGAATTTTCCAACTACGACATTCCCCGGGTCGGCAAAACAGCGATAATTCTGGTTTCCCAATCTGGAGAGACCAAAGATTTGCACAGATGCATTGAACACCAAGGAAATGCTGTAACAATTGGGGTCATCAATGTCGTGGATTCTCTCATTGCAAGAGAAGTGGATTGCGGGGTTTACTGCAATGCTGGAAAAGAAGTGGGCGTGGCGTCTACAAAAGCATTTACCAGCCAAGTTGTCTGTTTATCGCTTATGGCCATTTGGTTCTCTCAATTGCACGGGGTCAATGAACATTTGAGAACCAGAACAATCAGTGATTTGCAGAATTTATCCAACGATTTCAAAAATACAATTGAAAATATTGAACCAGTTATCAAGACCCTTTCATCAAAACTAATAAATGCAAAAAACATATTTATTTTGGGCAAGGGAAGCGACGAATGTATCGCGAGAGAAGGTTCTCTCAAGATTAAGGAGATTTCTTATGTGCATGCAGAAGGATACTCGGCAAGTTCGTTGAAACATGGGCCTTTTGCTTTACTGGATGAAACCTTTCCAGTCATTATTTTAGATTTAGACAGCAGATATGAAGCCAAGATAAAAAATTGTGTGGAAGAGGTGAAGTCACGAGGTTCGCCAGTTGTCCTCATTTCAAACCAGGGGGAAATCCGCGTCTCTGCAAATTCGTCGTATTCATCATTGCTAGGACTTGTGCCTATCCAGTTGCTCGCCTATTATTTGTCGGTGCAAAAGGGAATTAATCCAGACAAGCCAAAGAACTTGGCAAAGGTGGTTACGGTTGAATAATCAGGGTCCCCTTTGCTCATTTTGAATGAGAAAATGTCTAATCTACATCATTATGTATGTTATAATCTGTAAAATATTCATCAACCAACGTTGAAAAATCAAATTGATATTTAATATAATATTTATAAAACATAATAGAAAACACAGATTGATCTTGTCGATGATTTACACGACTTGACCCTTCGGGTGCTATGCATTCTTTTATTAAAGCATAATTTCTATATTCTTCTACAAATGTCTTGACGTAATCTGTATTATAATTAAATCCAATACATGCTCCATTTCTACTATTACATTTTGTTAGGTCATATCCGTTATAAAAACAACCCATATATTCAATTGTTTTTTCGTGTGTCCATTGTTTTATATTACCTGATGAATATCCTGAATAAATATTGTCTTTTTTTATTAGTTCATTTATTTTATCCAGTCTGTTTATTATTATATTTCCTGCATCCATCCAAAGAGTAATATCTTTGTATTTATTAAAAACGTCATAAATTACAATAGGTTTCCATGCATATTCTCCAGCATTTATATTTATGTTTACATAATCTGGATATAAACCATAATTAAATACTTCGACCACAAAATTACTATATCTACCAAATAAATTTATCAGCCTTTCCCATAATGATTCTTCGATTCCTAAGTTATAAACAACTATTACATAATTTGGGTCATTTTTATGATATTTCATAAATGATAATATCATATTTATTAACGATTTATAATGATTGTTGCTTGCACCAGTTACTAAATGCATATAGGCTAATTATTTACATTATTTTTATGTATTTTTATCCCAAAATAATCTTTTCCTTCACGCATTTATCCATCAGTGGCAACAAAATTTTACTAACATTAGCAACCATGAACGGAGGGTTTACAATAGTAATTTTTCCCAGTTTCTGCAGAAAATTTTTTCCGTTTCTCTGTCCTTCGTTCGACAACAATGTAATAAACCCCTTGTATCTCTCCACGCCAGTCATTGTCAACCCTTTGAAATCAACAATCACATCATATACGTTGTGCGTTTGCAAAATTGTGTCGTTTTGTTGAAAAATTAACTCTATTAAGTCTAGATAGATATCTGGGTGAATGATGGTTTTAAACATTGTATAATTGAATAGCAATCGGTTTTCGTCAATTCTGATAATACTATTGAACAAATCGGTTTTGTTCATTTGTTGGACAATGGTATTTGCACAATCAAATTTCTGATTATTTTTGAAAAATGTGTTTTTTTTATTTTCGGTATAATAATCGCTTTTCAAAGAATTGATTTTCTCTAGTATGTCGTTGCTGGATGCCATTTTATTAATATACTAAATATATTTAATATATTTATGATTATTTAAACTATTTATCGCGTTAAAATCATATTTTATATTTCATTTATAAAAATATAAAATGAGCCAAGCAAATGCCGCTGCTAGAAAAAGACGTGCCGGAGGTGCAACTTTACAAGACAATGCTGTTCCTGCCCAAACAAATAATATTTCACAATCTCAAACTCCTAAAGGTGGACTCACTTTGCCCCAGGTCATTTCTCTCGTGGACAAGCGATTAATTACTTTAGAAACATTTATGAAAGAAACTCAAAGTGGTGTGTCCCAAACCAATGCATCTACTTCTGTATCCGCCTCTGAAGATGCAGTCAATGCTATGGCAGACGAGTTTGATACTAAGTTTGCAGTGTTGGCGCAGGAGGTTGCCGATTTGAAAGATGTTGTTTTGAAACTGCAGGCCTATACTATGGAGGTCAATAAGACCCTGTATGAAGAGAGAATCCAGGTTCTCTCGGATATGGGTGAGCCCAAAGAGGAGAAGTTCAATTTCCATATTTCGGATGATGAGATAGAGGTAGAGGAACCCTCAAAATAGACGGTCTAAATAACATTTTGAAAAATGTTATTTATTTTATGCAACCATTGCAACCTTAATTGCCTCATGGGATTGATAGTTTTCCAAAATAAAATCGTCAATATTATAATCATTAATATTCTCTCTCACTTCTTTAATTGAAATAGTTGGAAAAGGATAAGGCGTTCTTGTAATTTGCAATTTACAAGCATCTATGGCATTTTCGTAAATATGACAATTGCCCATAAAATGAACAAATTCATATGCTTCAAGACCACAATGTTTTGCAATTAAATGTGTCAGCAGCGAATATGATGCGACGTTAAACGGAATTCCTAAAAAAAAATCCGAAGAACGTTGGAACATGCAGCAAGACAGCTTGTTCCCGTCATGCACATTGAACTGGCACAAAATGTGGCAAGGCGGAAGTGCCATTTTGTCTATTTGAAGCGGGTTCCACGCAGTCATAACCATACGGCGACTTGTTCTCTGCGCAGGATCCTTGAGCGCATCAATAATTTGTTGCAATTGGTCTATACCCTTTTCAGAAGGACCACCAGTCTCCTGGTCATAATGCGCATTGAAATGTCGCCACTGGAACCCGTAACCAGGACCAATCAAGCCTTCTCTATAATTTAATCCTCTGGAGTCGAGGAATTCCCGCGTGGTATTGCCATCCCAAATATGGACGCCCTGGTCCTGCAACAACTTGTTGTCGGTCTCTCCACGAATAAACCACAAAAGCTCCTTTAGACATGTTTTCCACGCTGTTTTCTTGGTAGTCAGAATTGGGATTTTTCCGTTTGTTAAATCGAAACGCATCGAGCTCCCAAAGACGCTTTTTGTTCGGCCGTTTCGTCCTTCTTCCCAGGTTCCGTTATCCAGAATGTTTTTAATCAGGTCCAAATATTGTTGTTCTTGGTGCATTGGATGAAATAATTAATCAAGAAATCTTTAATTTTGTTTTGATATACTATATAATCAATGGAAAATATCATTCATGAAGCCAAATCAATTAACCAAAATACTTTTATAAACCACGTATTTGATTCGTCGGACGAAGGAAAAGCCGAAATTCTGAATGTTATCCAATATTCGTTGACCGCCATTTTACCCGTTGTCATGCTCAACAAAACTATCCAGAAATTTGTACCTGAAGCGGATGTTGAGAAGTCGTCTCTCGAACTTTTAGCAGAAATCTTTATCCAGATTGTTGTTATGTTTATTGGGGTGGTTTTGATTCACCGGGTCATCACATATTTCCCTACATACAGTGGATACAAATATGAGGCGTTCAATTTGACCACCGTCATTTTGGCGTTTTTGGTGATTGTTCTCAGTCTGCAGACTAAGTTGGGAATTAAGGTGAATATCTTGGTTGACCGAGCTTACGAGTTGTGGAATGGACCGGGGGCAGAGAATAAGAAACAGGGGAGAAAAGAGACGATGCAGAACCACCAACCTAGCCAAGCGGATTCTCTCGATGATTCGCGCACCCAGACGGGGATGTTCCCGCCTTTGCCAAGTGCAACAAATAATACCCGAAGTTCAGGGCAAGGGTTTGATTATGCTGTCAAAGTGCAGGGAACTGGTGGTGCGCCGCAAGGGGATTTTAATGATTTCGGGCCGGCGCCAGCTGCTGCAAACAGTCTTTTAGCAGGTGGTTCGTTTTGGTAAATCTTTAGCTGTTAGTTTATTATTTTGTAAAAAAATAATAAGCAAATATATAAAATGTTTGGATTTAATTTTTTTAGAAGACCCGCCCAAAGTTCTCCTGAAGATAATGCAAAGAAGCAAGAGAACGCTAGAATCGCCAAGGAGCAAGAGAACGCTAGAATTGCCAAGGAACAAGAAGACGCTAGAATTGCCAAGGAACAAGAGGATGCAAGAATCGCCAAGGAGCAAGAGGATGCTAGAATTGCAAAGGAGCAAGAGGATGCTAGAATTGCTAAGGAACAAGAGGATGCTAGAATTGCCAAGGAACAAGAGGATGCTAGAATTGCAAAGGAGCAAGAGGATGCAAGAATTGCCAAGGAACAAGAGGATGCTAGAATTGCCAAGGAACAAGAGGATGCTAGAATTGCAAAGGAGCAAGAGGATGCAAGAATTGCTAAGGAACAAGAAGATGCTAGAATTGCCAAGGAACAAGAAGATGCTAGAATTGCCAAGGAACAAGAGGACGCTAGAATCGCCAAGGAGCAAGAGGACGCTAGAATTGCTAAGGAACAAGAGGAAGTTCCTGTTACTGAGGAAGAGGAAGTTCCTGTTACTGAGGAATCTGCAACTGAGGAAGTTCCTGTTGTTGCAACTGAGGAAGTTCCTGTTACTACAGAGGAAGCTCTTCCGCCAAATAACACCGTTACACCAAAGAAGACTGTTCCGTCAAAGAAGACTGTTCCACCAAAGAAGACCACCAAGTAAAGACTTTACAAATTATAATAAAAATATATTCTATTTTATTATAATGTTCTGCATAATCATAATAGCTTGTTTGTTGACAAAAGTTGCTTCACTAAATCAACTTTCATTTAGTGGCGGCGGTTCCTTCGGCGCGGTTGAAATTGGAATTGCAAAATATGTTGGAGAAATAGACCCAACCAAAACATACAACTTGTATACCGGCATTTCCGCCGGTGCATTAAATTCCGGGTTTCTCTCTTACTACAAGGATTTAAACACTGGAATCCGATTTGCAGAGAAACTTTACGGAGAGATGCATAACCGAATGGTGTTCGAACTGTTGCCAACCACGGGTCTTTCCGTCCTTAATACCGAGCCCTTAAAAAAGACTTTAAGCACAATCATCGACAAAATGCCAAATGAACCCGTTGTAAAAACGCTAATTGGTGCAACCAATTTATACAGCGGAAACCTGGATGTTTACGAATTTAACCAAAATGATAATACTAACAAAGTGCTCCTCCTTCTTTCCTCCTCTGCAATTCCGGGAGTTTTCCCACCGATTGAATACAATGGCAACCTGTATGCAGACGGAGGCACTTTATCCAACGAATTGTTGCAGGTGGAACATGGAGACTACTTGAATATCACGTATATCACACCGTATGAAGGAATCAAATATGATTCTTCGCCAATCACTTCGCTCAAAGATATGTTGATTAGAACATTCGAAGTTGCAACCGGCAATTTCAATAATCCGTTAGCAACCATGAACCAGAATTGTGCAAAACCAATTGGAGAGATAAACAAGTATTTTGTGGATGCCAAGTATCTCTCCGATTACAGTTCCATGAACTTTGATTATGGAACTGAACTCATAGAGATTGGATATAAATACGTGACGAAGAAAACGTATAAGATTTGTTAATTAAGAATAAATTATATATTATATATATAATGTCCGCATTTTTATTAAGACCATATACATTGAATATAAGTCTAATTCGCGCAATTGAAGATGATGATGACAAGAATGATAAATATTTGAAAGAAGTATTAGCGAGTGGTGTAGACCTCAACGCTTTGGGAAAAAACACATGGGCTAATATGCCTACGACTGCAATTATTATGGCAACAAATACAGAGAATGCTAACAAAGTAAGATTACTCCTTGAAACCGGACGAGTTAAAAATATTAATCAAGCGGACGGATTTGGGAGGAGTCCTCTTTTTGTTGCATCAGAGAATGGATGTTATGAAATAGCAAAAATACTTCTTGAATATGGAGCAGACCCAAAATTGCCACCAAAGAAGTATTCAGATGGTGTAGAGTCGAAAACACCTTTAGATGTAGCAAAAAACGATAAAATGAGAGAACTGTTGAGAAATTCAAGTGGGTTAGGTTTGAAGAAAATAAGAAAACTAAGAAAAACGAATAAAAGAAAACTAAGAAAAACGAATAAAAGAAAA